TATTTCAGAGATAGAATTTGTATACGCATTAATTATATTTTGAATTGTATCTTCTACTGTGCTATTTAAGTCTTTTACAGCTTCAGTGTAATTAGACATGTAAGTTTGATAAGCCTCAGTGTCTCCTTCTTGTTGTGCGGCGGCCGCCATTCTTTCCCAATAGTCCACATTATCTTTTAATTGCGCAGTCTGCTCTTTTCCGTTCTTAATAGACTGCTTATAATATTTATCCATTGTTTTGTAAGCCTTTTCGCCAAAAAGAAGTTTAGTTAAAGAAATGGCATGGTCAATATTATCATTAATATCTTCATAATATTCATTTAAGTCACTTAAAGCATCTTTTACAACTCCAATAGCGTTAATGTATGCGTCATAAGCATCTTCAACTTCTTGTTTAAAGTCAGTCATTGAAGACATAAGGTCTTCGGTATATTCTTGTAAGTCCTCAAGTAATTGAGCTTCATCTTCACCATAAACCTCGCTATATCCGTTCTTCTGCATACTTGCAAATTCTTTATTAAGCTGAGCAACTTTTTCTGCGGTCGCCTCTATGTCTCCAGTACCATCGCCGCTATAATAAGTTATTGCATTGGATAGTGCTAAAGTAGCTTTACCTAATTCACTATCATCACTAAAATCTTCAACAATACTATTATACCAATCATTAAAAGTTCTTTGAGCTTCGTTTAAATCAAGTTCTAATTCAACTTTTAAATTGAATATTTGAATATTGTTTTCAACTACGCTATCAATAGTTTCTTGAATTGAAGATTCCATATCCGCGATTTCAGAAGTTATAAGTTCATCATATCTATCTGCCCATTCACTTAATTGTTCATAAGTATCTTCAGCTGCATCATCCTTTGCGCTATTATTGTAATCATTGGTAATCTTAGTCATAAATTCATTATAATTAAGATTTCCATTGGCATCAAAAGTAGCTCCACTTTGAGTAAGTTGTTCTTTAATCTGTTGTAGCTCTTGTTTTTCCATATCTAACTTTTGAGCATATTTTTCAAGTTGACTATCAAGAACATCATTTTGAGCTTCTAAGTTTGAAATTAAATCCTTACCAACAAGCTTATCTTGAGCTTTAGATAATTTATCATAATTATTAGTAAGTTCTTCAATTTCTTCATTAATAATATGATATTGGTCTGGGTCAAAAGTTTTATCTTCTGCAGTTGAATCACTACCTCCACTGCCACTTCCACTACCTGTAGAAGTTCCAGCATTAGATAGTGTATTTGCTAACTCTGTTCCTTTAGCTTTTAAAGCAACTATATTAGTTTCAGTAGAATTAATTAATTCATCCCATTCAAGAACTTCTTCATCTAACTGTGCTGCAAGAGCTTCCCAATCACTTGCTGAGCTAGCATCTTCATAATTAACGCTACCAGCATCACTTACAGTAGTCTTTTGACCGCCTTGTCCATTATAAGAAACGCTACCTTTATATAAAGATATTGGACCCTTTCCACTCTCTACTGCTGCATTATTATTTATTGCTGCTTCAGCAAATGCTGCGCTAGACTCCGCCGCAGATTTATAAGCGCTATTCCAGTTTGTAGCAACCCGCAGAGCTTCAGCATTAGTATCATCAGTTAATTCTTGATTATACTCCATTTCTTTATCAGCAGTAAGTTTTGAATTAGTTAAATTATTTTGTTTAAGAGCTAGTGACATTTGATTTTGAGCAGTCTCATTATCAATTGCACCTTTTGCAGCTGCTTTCGCAATAGTCGCCATTTTTGCTAAAGCATCTCTCTTGCTCTTATACACTTCTAAGTTAGCTTCCATTTCTTCAATAGCTGCATTTGTTGAGCTTTCAGATTCAACATTGGCTTTTTCTATTGCGGACTGCGCAATATCTTTATTTAATTGAATAGAGCCATCAGCAAGTTGTTGATAATTTTCCAAAATACCCGGAAAAGCATTTGCAACACTTGTAATATCATCAGCAGAAACAACAAAATTATCTCCTATCTTGCTTGCTGCATCTGAGATATTTTCCATTTGGTCTATAGCAGAATCAAACTCTTCTTGACCTTCTGTGGTTACAGTAACAACAAGAGAATGTTCACTATCGCAAATGGTATTCATTTCATCAACAAATTCATCAAATTGCTCTTCTGATTTTTTATCAAGATATGCTTGATATTCAACATTCCAATCAAGTAATGTTTTACCTTTTTCAAAAGAATTTTCTTGTTGGGCAAGCCATTCATCAAAATTTAAAGGTTCAGAAGCTAATTCCCAATCTATTGAATCTAAACCAGCTTTTTCTCTTATTTTATCAATAGCTTCTTGGCTTATTCCTGTAGTTTTTAAATCAGTTTTTCCATATTCATTATCTTCACTTATGTTATTTTCGTCATAATAATATACATCTATATTATCAAGATCTTGCCCATCTGCTAAAACATAATTACCAGTTTCCGGATCTCGAACCCATTTATATGAGTCCCAAGAAGTCTCTTCTCCATAAAAAGTTTCTCCATCTGGCGCTTCATATATACCAAAATCACCTAGGTATTTTTCATTAGAAATACCCTCAAAAGGATTTGCATTTATTGAAGATAGGTATTCTGCATATTTTTCTTCCGCAGTAGTTCCTATAGAAGAAAGATACTCTTTATATTCATCTTCAAGACTTAATTCTGAAGTCAAATCTTGAATTGCTTGACTTGATTCTTCAATTGCATTAGTATATTGATTTAATTGTAAAGAGACTATCTTATCCTGAAGAACTTCTAAGGCTTGAATTTGTTGCTGAGTTCCTGCTAAAAGTTCACTAGAAGCAACTTCTGCAACTTCTTGTAATTCTGGATATAAAGAAGTTAATTCTTTTAATTGATTTTTATATGTTTCTAAATCATCATCACTAAGACTAGAAATTAAAGTGTCTCCTGAAATAGCGTCACTAAGAGTATCGTTTAAAGCATCTCCATAAGATGTTACAAAATTTTCAATTTTATTTTCAACATCTGTTGAATAATTAGCCAATCCTGTTTGTAAATTTGTAAATAGATAATCTGGGTCTAAACCGTCAATCCCGCTTAAAGTATTCTTTATATCTTCTAAATCTTTGTCTGACATTTGATTAATTTCATTTACTAAATCTTCATCAAAATCAGAAAGATTACCTGATGTCAGTCCTGTTATAAGAGCTTCTTTTAAATCTTTATCATCTATTCCTTCTAAAGCAGAATTAATATTACCAATAATATCAGAAATATTTTCATCTGAAATAAGATTTTCTTCTTGTAATTTTTTATAATATTGGTCAAGATAATCTGCATAGTCCATTGGCTCCCAATCATCACTATCTGCAGTTTTATATTTAAAAGTATTTCCTCCAGCAGATTTTATATCTGTATAATCAATACCCATAGATTCAAGAATTTTTTGAGCATCCTCTTTACTATTTACACCTTTCATGAAGTCACTATCATATTCTTGAATTGCTTTTTTCTTTTCTCCTGCTGAAACAGAATCATCAAAAGTAGTTAAATTTCCTTGTAAATTTCCAACAATAGATTGAACTAAAGATTTTGAAGAATCATCTAAATTCTGATAATCTTCTCCTTCATAATCTTCCATAAGATTTTCAGCTAGAAGTTGATTATTAGCTTCTATATTGGCTGAATTTGTTGAAAGTTCTTCTCCTAGCTCTAATAATGAACTACTGTTTTTTATTATATTGGTTATAGCATTAGCACTTAAATTAGTTTGTTCTTTTAAAGCCTCTCTTAATTCATCATTAGAACTAACTAATTCTGGATTGTCCATAACTAAATCAACAGCAGTTTGAATATCTTCTGTATTATATTGACCAAAAGCAGAATCTTCAATGATATTTTTATTTTTATAAGAAGATTCTATATTTGAAGCTCTCAAATAAGCATTTTGAGACTCTCGAACTTTTTTCATTTGATCTTCTAATGCAGTATTAATTCCCTCTTCACTAATGGCAAGAGTTCCATTATCACTATAAACATATTTAGCTAATTCAGGATATGTGTCAAGTAAATTTAAAACTTGCTCATTTAAGTCTAAAACAGCTTCTTTCCACTCTAAAGTGCCTTCAGTTAAATCTGATAAAGCATCTTTTGCAGATTGATAATCTTCAATAGAAGATTTAAGTTCATCATATGCGCTAGTCATATCCTCATAATTTTCTTTTGCTTTTTCAGTATTTTCTGATACTTGCTTTAATGATTCTGACTCTGCATTATATGCTTTAACAGCTAACCATATTGCAGTTACTAAAGCGCCTGCTATAAGTCCAGCAATACCTAGTTTTAGAGCTTTTTGAACTAATTCTGCTTCTATATTTTTCCAATTTGCGGCAGTCTCTGCTTCAATCGCAGCAGTGTTTACACCTCTTGAAATAGCTTCAGTTTCAAGTTCAACCCCTAATTTTTTAGCTAAAACTTCTTGTAAAGTAACACTTCCATTAAGAGTTTTAAATGCGTCTGCCGCCTTTGAAATTCCGTCCTTTACGCTAGAAAATCCTTTTGTTAAGCTAGGAAGAAGGAAACTTAAACTCATCGCTATCTGAGAAACTTTTTCTCCAGTAGATAAATCTTCATCTGTAAAAATACTAGGCAAATTAGTTAATGTTGTCCATGCAGTAGTAAGACTTAAAATCCCACTAAAAGCCTGTCCAATACCTTGATTTAAGGAACTTAATTGAGCATCTAAAATAAGCGTATCTTGAGCGGCTTTAGAGCTATCTTGTGCATTTTGAGATTCTTGAACATTTGTATTAATATTTTTTCTATTATCTTTAGAAGTTTCTTTTTCTACTTCTTCATTAGTCTCTTTGACAGCTTTTTTTATTGCTTCATATTTTTCTCTTACAACCTCTAATTTTTTTGTTCTAACAGTAAGGTTATCTTTACTATCCTCATATTTTTGAATTGCCTCATTAAGTTCTTCAATCTCTTTATCAAACCCTATAATTTTTTTCTTTTTATCTTCTACATTTTGTAATTCTTCTATAGTCTTTTTTATGCTTTTTACTTCTTCATTATTTTTTTGTTTTAATTCTCTATTATAATTCTGTATATCTATACTTTCGGCGCCTTCTTCTTTTGCTTGTTTTTTATTCTCTAAGATTTCTACCTGCGCCTCTTGTATTTTTATAATGTCTTTTTCTGCATCTTCAAAGGTTTGTAATACATTTTGTAAATTTTCTGTTGCTTTTTCTGCTATCTTATCAATTGCATTATTTGCAGAAATTTGGTCTCCACTTTTAGTAACGTCATATTTTTCAACAGCTTTTTTTTGAGTTTCTGACCCATATGTTTCTGCTAAATTTTTAACATATTGATTATGAGCATTAGCCGCATTTTGCCATTGTTCTGCTACTTCTTCAACTTGTCCAGCTTGTTTAATTAAAAGATTTGATTGGTTTATTTGTTCTTGACTCATAAAGTCGTAGTACTCAGACATTTTTGCTTTTGCTTCAACCATAGCAGCAACAACAGGGTCGTTCATAGCATCACTATTTTTTAATTGCTCAAGAATTAACATTGTAGCTTCTAAGTTTTCTGCATTTTCTTTAGCTTTTAAGAAATTCTTTTCAAGAATAGTTAATCCTTGCGCTATTTGTTTATTAAAAACATTGGTAGCTACTGCACCTAATGCTAATAAAACTCCTTTTCCGCCACCAATAGCATCTACAAAATCTTCAACTAAATTTACAACGTCAGTTATTCCATCTGCTACGTCTTTTACAGTATCAGCATCTAAAAGAGAATCATATAATCCTTCCCATGCTGAACTTAAAGTCTCTAAATGAGCTTCTGCAGAATCGAGGTAAGTATTTTGCTGTTCTTCAAGGGTACCTTCAGCATCTGCCGCAACTTTTAAATTTTCTCCAAAAGTATCCCAATTATCCATTAACGCAACTAATTGAGTATACTGTCTAGTACCTGCAACAGTTTGTGCTAATGCTACTTGAGTATCATTAGATAAAGTTTTCCATTTAGCGCCCATTTCATCAAGAATATCATCCATATCCTTGAGTTCTCCGTTCTGGTCTTTAATGCTAATTCCAACTTTATCAAGAGCCTGAGAATAAGTTCCTAAAGTAGTACCATCATCAAGAGTATCTCCTAATTCCAAATCCTGAATACGCGCGAACAGGGTCTTAAACGCAGTACCCACGATATCCGCAGATTGACGGGTCTCCGCAACAACAGTAGCTAACGCAGTGGTAGCATAATCATAACTAAGACCAACAGTATCCGCAACAGAGGCAAATTTACTAAGACCTTCTGAAATTTCATCTGCGGATGACGCTGTGCTAGCACCTAAGGCTGTGATTACATCTGCATAATGCTCTAGCGATTCTGAACCATCATCAAAGTTATTCCAAATAGCAGTCATGTAGTCTGAAACTTCGCTTGCAGTTTCTCCTAAAACGTTTGCCATTTTCATAGTAACTTCTGTTCTAGCTTCAACTTCATCAGTATCAAGACCTTGCTGATAGTAAATTAAAGCTGCGTCAGTATAATCAACTGTACTTGCGCCAAGGGCTTGTGCAGCTTTATTTGCCTTCTCCGCAAATCTATCCATTTCATCCGCGCTTAATCCTGACACAATACGAATATCATTTAAAGAACTATCTAAATTCTTTACATATCCATATGCTTCCTGCACTGTGCCTGTGAATTTATTCATAATACTAGAAGAAATACCCCATTTGATAGTATTTCCCATAGTTTGCGCCATTCTATCAAGTAAAGTGTTACTTTCTTTTAATTGAACATTAGTGGTTAATGCTTGTGTAGCTATATCTCTAAAAGCCTTTTGACCAGCTTCACCACATTTTGAGAATCTATTATAAAGGCTACTTATATCTATATTTTTTAAAGAAGTATTTAATTTATTTAAGTTAGTAATTCCTAAAGTTGGATTAAAAGCATTATTAAAAGCATCTTCAATTTCAGCTATATCATTTTTTAATAAAGCAAAAGTAGACTTTGCTTCACTCATATCCATGCCTTCATTTAAGCCTTGTAGTGCTTTTGGACCTAATGTTTTTAATTCATTCAGGTCATTTTTTATTTGGTTTAATCCAGTTTCATTGACATTAAAGCCAACATCAAAATTTATCTGTCCACCATTTATAGTGCTCATCTATCCTTTTTCCTCCTGTCAAAAATTTTTATACAAAAAAACTCTTACTATTAGTATATAATAGTAAGAGTCAAAAAATTAATGTATTTCACCCAATAACTTTATTCATCCTCATTTGATTCTTTTTCAATAGGTTTATTTGTAAAAATATTTCTATTACCATTTGCGGCATTAGCAAAATCAATTACGCTCTGATATTGCTTAGGGTCAAAGTTTTCTACGATTTTAGCAGCGGCTTCCGCATTTTTAGGTAAGTCTTGAACAACTTTTGTAATAACTGCGCCCGCCCTTGTTCCATATTCCATATCATTCTGAACAATTTTATTTAAAGTAGAAAATAAATTTACATATTCTTTTTCAGGTATATAAGAAACAATTTCCTCTAATAAGCCATTTGATTTTAATGTATCATAAAGAGTTAATTCATCAGCTTTATCTTCCGCAGTAAATTCTATGTTAGAATATAAATAAACTAAGTTCAGATAGAAATAAATTGATAAAAGAAATTCATCATATGTTCCATCACTCTTTTTAGCTTTTTGTAAAGCTATCATTAATAAATCATATTTATCACTTACTGGTAAATATTGTTTTACTTCTATAGAAAAACCATTAAATGAAAAGCTTTCTGTTTTTATATTTGTTTTTAATTTTAAATCTGAATATCGCACCTTTTTTCTCCTTTTTTTTTCTTTTTCTAAATATATTATAATATAAAATTTTTTAATTGTCAAGTTTTCTACTATTTCTCTCTGTTTAATCTTCTTTATAGTTTTCCTGCTTCAATGTCTTTTATAGTTGAAGCTAAAATTTCTTCTATTTCACCAGTTAATCCTTTTTCTATTGGCGCTCTTAATTTTCTTTGTTCAAAGGCTTCCTTTTTAAACTTTTCTAAAGCTGCTTTATCAATATCATCTGTAGATTTAACAATTTTTAATAGTAAACTTTTAATTTGTGAAAGACCTTGAGTACTTGCGCCCCAACTTTTTATTGCATATTCCATTTTACCCAATTCCACATCTCCTTGAAGGAATCCATTTGCAGTATCTACTTGTTCATACATTTTTTCCATAAAAAAATCTATACTTTTTTCTATATCTAAATTTTTTATTCCATCTATATTTATTGTTTTTCTTTCCCAAAGAATACCTCCTAAAATAAATGCTGCATAGGTCTCTCTAATATCACCTTCTGAAGACACTGCTTGATGTTTCCATCTTCCATCGGGTTTCCATAATACGACTCTTAAACTTCCACCAAGTTTTTCTGCTTTAAAATTTTTATCTTTTTCTGCTCTCTCTTTATTTTCTTTATTAATTCTATTAATAATTGTTTTTGCATTTCTATATCTTTGAACAATAGTACTTGTTGTGTTATCTAAACTATCTATAAGTTTTTCACCAGAGCTATCTATTATTCTGTTTAAATTATCATTAGTAACTTTTTGAAGTTGAACCTCATTATTGTTTTCAAGACTATCTAAATATGTTTTACTAGGTTTTATACGAGTTGAAAGACTACTGTCTATTGACATTATTTTTAAAAAAGCATCTTTATCCATTTCATAAATTATAGGAGCTGTTTTTGTTGAACGTCCTTGATAAACATATACAAATTTCATTGATTGCTCTAATATGTTATTTGCAATCACTTGGAACTTTAAGAATTTTTCTTCAGTTTCCATAATAGCTACTTTCATTTTTTCTGTAAGTTCCATTTGTTTTCTTTTATCTTTAACTTTATCTTTAACAAAATTTTTAACTTTATCAGTTACATCACTTTTTTTAGCATCATCTTTAATTGTTAAAATATTTTTTTGTAATAATAATTCTTGTTTTAATTCCTTATATATTTTATTAGAAAGTTCAAGACAATTATCCATAGCTTCTAATAAATTATATGCAGCTTTTTGTAATTCAGTATGTATCTTGTTTTCGTCTTTATAATCTTTTATTATTTTATCTGTTAAAGACACATCTTGAATTTGACTTTCTATTTTTTTAAGAACTTCATCATCTAAATTCATGTAAAAAATTCACTTCCTTTATAGCAATATTAAAATAAGGAGGATTAATAATTAACCCTCCTTAAATTTTATTTTAAAATTGTTTTATATTTCTTCTTTTTTATTCAGTATCAGAAGTTTTTGAGCTAACCGCATCTACTTCTTTACTTGCATCAAAGTTACTATCTTGGTAGCCAAGGATATATTTATCTGCTATATCAGAATCTGTCTTTTGGTCAGATAAATCATAAGCATTTATAACCTCATCATCAGTATGCTCCATTACAGAACTCTGAGTTACATTACCAGCAGTAGCATCTTCAACTATTTGCATTACGCAAAGAACTTTCTTTGTCTTATTAAAGACTGTATAACCCGGGAAAGCATCCATTGTGAATGAGAATGTTGAAGGGTCACCTGATGAAGCCATTGTAAATGTGAAGTTAGACTGAATTTTTACATTAGGTAATGTAATTTCAGCAGGCATATCAACACCATCACTTCTACGTCTAAATAATGTAGAAGCTTCTACATAGTAGTAACCAGCAAAGTTTTCAGCATCAATCTGGAGTTCTGAAATATTAGCAGATTTTTTAACAACATAGAAATCTACAAATACAGTTTTTCCACCTTGAGTAATCTTTGAGCTTGTTAAAGCTTTTCCTACTTCTACTCCATCAACAGTTGCAGTATTAACAGCAACATCATTGATAATAGTACCTGTAATTGAACCATCTGATTCTGTCTCAACAACAAAGATTGGAGCAGTATCACAAATTGTTTCTCCCGGATTAAGAGCTTCTGTTAAATCTATATATCCAGTAGAACCAGATACAGATGTAATTGCATTAGCAGTTACATGAACATGAACAGAATCTTCATCTTTAGCTGACTTGAATAAACCAGCACCAGAAAGAATTGAGAAACCAATAGGAGAAAGTAAAGCATCTTCAACTGTGAAAGTCAGAGTTTTTTCACCTTCCCAAGCTATAAGTCTTGTATTACCTTTACCACCTTGTGCATACACTGTTGTAGCAGCACCTTCAATTGTTGAAGTGGTAGCTGTATCAATATAAAGAACTGGTTGACCTTTTTTGAATGTGGTGCTTCCAATTTGAACGTCGGATTTTGCTTTAAAAACCACATCACAGATCTCTCTTACACCGAACTGCATAAAGTTTTCCTCCTTATAAAAATTAATATTTAAAAAAGTTATCCTTTTTCAATAAGAATATTTTTAAGTATTCTTTTATATATAAAATCTCTATTTGAGATATTATTTTGCATATAAATCTTTCATCCAAGGATCTATTTCTTTTAAATCCTTAGCTCCAGCTAATCTAGCTTGATAATAAAAATCATTTTCAAGTTTTAACTGAAATCTTTCAAATTCATCATATAACTGTGGAACAGTATATTTTAATAATATATTTTTATCTTTTTGTAATCCAACAGAAAGAATTGAAATATATCTACTTAATATATTTATTTTCTTAGTGTTTTCACCCTTTAAACTATCTTTCTTAGCTCTTCCTTTTCTCAGCTTTTCTGCAATCATACGTGCGCGGTCGCCGCATGGATTGTAGTCAGTAGTCTCGCCAGAAGAAGTATTTAAACAGAACATATCTCTTAAAATACTTTTAAATATTTCAAAATTTTCTTTATTAATACTTGTGATTTCATTTCTCTCTTGATTAATAAGGAAAAAAGATTGTTTATCTATTTTTATTTGATAGTCAGGAAACATTAAAGATAAAACCATTAAAACGCAATTTTTATCTTGTTTAGATAAACTTTTTTGATTATTTATCATTGACATAAATATTTCAAAATTAGTTAAACGTTCTAAAATAGTTTTGTCCGAAACAGATATTTTTTCTTTTGAAAAATTTAAAACACTACAACCTGTATAAAAGTTTTCTTCTGTTACATAAGAAATTTCCTTTATTGAAGGCTGGTGAATACTTATCCTAGCTTCTGGAAATGGAATATCACTTCCAGATTGTAACAAAAGCTCACTTAGCATTATTAAAATTCACCACCCGGAATTACATCATCACTTCCATGAGTAGCTGCATAAACTAAACTATATCCCGATAAATTTTCATCTAAGACTAATTCATTACAGCCCGCAAAAAGAAGTTCTCCAATTCCTGATAATTTAGTTTTATTTAACAACCCATCTATATATCCAGCTATCTTTAAAGGTCTTTGTGCAAAATTTCCTATATCCCAATAGTCAGTATGGCATATAATGTCAAAACGAACTAAGCAATCTCTAAATTCTGAATTACCTGAAGGAGAAAAGCTATCAAAAGTTATTAATATATAAGACTTAATTTCTTCATTTTCTGGTAAACTTAACTTAGGATTTATTCTTATATATCCTTTTTCGTATAAATCACTTACGCTCATTTCAGATATAATTTTATTATAATCTTGGTTATCTAAATCCATACAGTCTTTAGTATTTATTACTAAATATCTTTTTAATTCATCCCCATGTTTTCTATCTTGAACAAAGAGTTTCTCTAAGATAGTTTGAGTATCTTTTTCACAAGATAAAAAAGATGATTGTAACTTTTTAATAATATCTCGTTTCATTATATTCTCCTTTTATCTCTATAAAGAAATTATTTTTATTGGTAAAACAACATCTTCCAATCCATCTTGAGTATAAACTAAATTGAAAGAGCCTTTTTTCCCGGAAATGACTTCTACTAATGCGGAAGTTGAGTCCTGTTCTCTTATGACCGCGCGCTTATTATCTACATACCAGCGCCCGCTTGGTTCTTCTAAATTCTCAATAGAAAACTTTAATATATCATAAGGTTTAACAATACTTTTTCCTTCAATATAAATTTGCGTTTTATCAACTTCAATTTCTTCTTCTTTTTTTGAAAATTCTTTTTCAATAGTATTTTGATAAGTCTCTTTTAAAACTACTTCAATAATACCATCTGCATCAATAGAATTAATAGTTCTTACTTCCCAAGGCTTATTATTAATCTCTACTGTTTTAAATCTATGAAAGAAATCTAATGTTTCTTCATTCTTAGTAATATATATAACCTGAGAATAATTTAAGTCATTCCAGTTTATGTCACTTTTCAAGTTCCAATTTATTGTAGTTTCTATTGGACCTCGAATATAAATATGGTAAGTATTATCTCCAATAGTAACTTCACCATTACATTTTCTGACGTCCGCCCTAAAATAAGCATTTTCTTCCAAATATTGTAAATAAATAATCCAATAGGTATCAGTATCAACCCAACGAAAAACATCTCCCGGTTTTAAAGCAGTTTCTTCAATTCCTTGCTGTGTTTTTCCTTGCTTATCTTTATTTAGACAAATATCTTTAAATGGAATAGAAAGAGTTTTATTATCATATTCATTTTTTAATTTATCAGGGTTTAATAAAGCCCTAAACTGTCTACCATCTTCTAATTCAATAGTCTCAGATTGATAAGAATATAATAAGGCTTTTTTTAAACTATTTAATTTATCATTTATAAAGCGGGCTTCGGCATTTCCGCCTCTATATCCCAGTCTTTGATTTAATAAGTCTAACCCATTTGCCATTGTTTTATCAATCCTTCAATTAAATTCAAACATTCAAAAATAGTTCTTCTAAAATCTAAAAAGTCATTTTCTTTTGTTAAAAGAAATAAACCTTCTAATTTACAGAGCAGTGCAAAAAAAGTTTTTTCTTGGTCGAAAAATAATCTACTCATTCCCGCAAATTCTTCAATAATTGTCTTTAAAGGTTTTTCCCAATCTCCGCCCTCTTCTCGGATAGGTAAAAGTTTATAAGTTAAATTCATTAACTTTTTTAAATTAGAACAAACAGAATTATTATTTACAGTAACTTGATATTTTATCTCCATATCTATCCCTCCTCAGGAAACATAATGGAGCTTATTGTAGATTTTACAACACCTTTATCATCAGTTTTTCTTCTTTTGTACAATCTCTGTAAGTGAAAACCTTCTTGAATGTATTCTTTTTTCATTGTAATTAATTTTGATAAGTGATTAGCTTGAGAAGTAAATTTAAAATCACTTCCACTATATTTCATTCTAGTATTTTCAACAGAGGCTAACTGTTGATCTATCCATGTTACTACCATGTAAATGGCAATAATATTCATTTCTTCATTTGTTAATTCTACTCCAAAACAAGCTAATTCTTCATTGTAATCATTTATATCTTGTCTTGGAAATTCAAAATAAGGAAGTGCATTTAATAATAATTCTTTAACCATCGCTCTTGTTTCATCAACGGTTAATTCCATATACATATCATCTGTTATTTTAGAGAAAAATTTACTATAAACAGAAGAAAACTTTGTTCCTAATTTTTCCATAAAATACCTCCTTATTTTATTCTACGACTCTTCTCCTAAGAACAGGCTGTTCTTGAGTTTTTTTCTGTTCTTCGTTAATAGGAATTGCGCGTCTGCCTGTATTTTCAACTTCAGTTGTCTCCTCTAAAGTTTCTTTATTTATCTGAATAGCTTTTGTAACATCAAAGCCAGTTTTTTCTTTTATTGCATCTCTTTTATCTATACTATTAATTTTTAATTCAACAGCCAAATCCTTTATTAAATCTATAACTCCAACAGGAGCAAAATCTAATGCGTCTAAAAACTGCTCAATACTACCTTCTGTTAAAAGTTTTATTACATCTTCTTTAGAATAATTATATTCTGGTTCTGCGTTGGGTATTAACTCCGCAACCGCGTCCGCATTTTTTATAACAAGGTAGTCTTCCAAAATAACTTGTCCGCCTGGCAGATAGGAAAGTTTTCTCAATTCATTCATAGTCACTTCTTTTGTTTCATTTGGCTGATAATCTCTATGAAGACCGAGGTCTGGGATTGTATAACCTACACGTCCGCCAGTTCTATTTGTAACTTTTACTAAAGTATCATTATCTAACATTTTTGTTTTCTCCTTTTTTCTCCATTAAATATGTTAATAGGGGGAAGATTCTTAAAATCTTCCCCTATTTATTTTTACTGTAAAGATGTATTTCTATATACGCAAATATTATTTGTAACTATAGCAGCTACACCCAGTTTCTTATAAATCTGAATTTCTTTTGAAAGGTCATCATTTTCAATATCACGAACGATTGCGCTACCTTCAAAAGCAACCTTAACAGGTTTATCATTTCCGCCTGTAGGAATAATCCAAGCGTAAGATGGGTCAATAACCTTTTTGCTATTTGTTTCATCTTCAAATGACTGAGGAAGAACAATAACTCTATGACCATGGTAGTTAGCAAGGTAACCATTATTCCACTTCTGGTCTTTCATTGAATCTGAAACCCAACCTTCTGAAGGAACCATAGTTGCTGCAAACTCATAAGTACAATAAATTGTAGCCTGACCATAAGAATCAGCAATAGCAATTAACTTGTCCATTTCTTTTTCTACGAACTCAGTCTGAGTAGTGTAATTAGCAACAGGCAAGTCTGTTACAGCGCCTTTAAGAGCTCTTTCAATCTCAAGGTATACACATTCATCAAGACCTTCCATGATTATATCAAGGACGTCCGCAAAATCAACTCTACCGTCAAGGAACTCTTCAAATCCAATCTGAGCAGCACCACCAAATGCGCTTGTTGGAACCTGATAGCTCTTTCCATCAAGTTTGAATACTTCATAGATACCAGCTAAGCCGACTTTTGTAACGAACTGTTTTGCACGTCTCTTAGCAGCTGTAGTAATTCTCTGTGTAAAGACTGGTTTATCACCCTGTGCAAAAGTTTTGATTTCAGCAAACTGACCATATTGCTCTAATACTTTTTTAGGAAGAACGTCATCTACAACTTCTTCCATTAAAGAGAAGATAGTATTTTTATTTTCTCTATATAATGAATAGCTACCAGCTATTTCTTTTAACTCACTTCTCAGAGTTTCATTTAAGTCTGTATAACTAAAGTTTTCCCCATTCCAAGAATAAGCCTTTGGAGCAGAAGGATTTGCTTTAGCAACAGTTTTAGCTAATGTAATTAATTCTTTTTTCTGTAATGCCATTTATTTTAATCCTCCTATTTAATTCTTTGAAGTTTTACAGCAGGCTGACCATCTGCTAAAGTATAAACTTTTACTACTTGCCATACAAACTCAGTTGCATCTGCATTAACAACAAGGAAACCTGTGCTTGAATCAACTGAAAGTTTATCTCCTACTTCTACCTCAATGCCTTCTACAGTAGCTTTTCCTGATACGTTTCCGCTACCAATAGCATTTGTAGTATAAATATCTCCAACGTTTGTTTTGAATACTCTAGGAACCATCTGACCGCCAAAAGGACCAAGACCATCATGAGTAATAGAGTCACTACCCGCAGTATAGTTAGTCTTTATCATAGCGAAATCTTTGTAAGTTTCTCTCCAAGCGTCGTCATATAATTTAACTTCATTAAATACTAACATCCATTCGCCTTCGCCAGTGAAATCACAAACTCCGTTAGCATAATCATATTTAACGAACTGACCATTTTCAAGAATTTCTATATCAGATTTAGCAGGTAACTGAGCATAAATCTGAGAAGTTCTCTGAGCTGATAAATGATTTGGCTCTACTTGACCAAAACCAACTCTTTTAATCGCAGTTTTTGCCATTTTTTATAATCCTCCTTATTGATTTCTGCTGTCTCTAGTTCTCTTTATTGCACTTATCCAAGCAGGCTCGCTTGTCTCATTATCATTAAGACTGTAAGTTGCAACATTAACATCTTCAACAGCGGTTTCTTTTTCTTTATTAGAATCTTCTGTAAAATTGATTTTTTTACGATAACAAATTACAGAAAGCTCTTTTTCTATATCATCTAAAGAATACTTATCAATATTATCTACATATTCTTTTTTATCTTCATCACTTAACATATAGAATTTCTTAATAAGTTCTTCTTTTTCTGCTTTTTGAACACTGTTCTTAAACTGAATAAGCTCTTGACACTGTTCTTCAAGTAAAGAATATTTTCCTTGAAGCTCTTTATATTCTTCTTCAAGTAAAGTATATTTCTTTTCAGAATCTTTTTCTTTCTTATCTTCATCCTTTTTAGGCTCTTCTTTACCTTCTTCTTCTTTAGAAGGTTCTTCCTGACTGCCTTCTTTTTCATCTTTAGGATTTTCTTCTTTCTTCTCTTCTTCTTTCTTTTCAAAAGTAGGCTCTACAATAGGTTCTTCTTTTGAAAATTGTTCTTGAACGCCTTCGGCTTGCGCCTGAGCTTCCTGAGCTGAAACATCTTCGAACACTTTTTCTCCTCCTTCTTTCTCATAAATAGATTTTAAGTCATTTATCATAGAGAATAACGTTTTAGTAAAATTATTATCTACTTTACTAAATGTTTTACTTATTTGCGGAGCTGTTACACTAGAACCTTCAAAGCAAGGTTCTACATCTTCTCCTAAAATACATAACTTTGAAAAAATTGCGTCATTTATTATAAAAAAATCCATATTTGTTTTATAATTTTTTGACCAATTTCCTTCTAAAGTATTTTCATCTAATTCCATTGAATGAGGTCTACCTTCTTCAATAGCTAATTTAGCTTCTTCAAATTGACCTGTCCATAAATAGCCAGTTGTCATTAAGTATTCTCTAATTTGAGTATTTCCAAAATCATCATAATCCTCAAACTTTTGAAACCAAACTTGAGCATCTGGAGAAACAAAACCATAAGGAACTGTTAAACAATTAAATTTAACTCCCTCATCATCTATAATAACTTGCTCTCCATGATCTCCAAAGTCCTCTTTATCTTTTTTATAATATCCTACAATAGGAGCGCCTCTAAGAGTTTTTGCCATCTCAGAAGCTACTTCTTTAGTAATACAGCTCCTATTTCTATTTTCTCCAAGATATAAAACTTTTATTTCACACTTAGACATTAAAGGATTTATTTCAAGAGGTTGAAGATTTATAAATTCTGGTTTATCTATTGTTGCAATAGACTGATGCATTTATATTTCCCTCTCTTTCAACTTATTATAAATAAAAAATAAACGTTCCTTTTTTATTTATTTTGTCCTATTTTTTAATTCATACTTTCTTTATTTTGAATTGTCTTTGTTGATTTTTCATCATCTGCTTTTTCAGGGCGGCCGGTCTTATCAGATTCTTGCACGTTCCCGCTTTTCCGACTAGATAAGAAGTCTCCATTCATTGTACTAGACATTAATGGTGGGATAAATACATTAACTAAATCTAATACTTCATTTTCAAAGAAAGCATTTGCTAAAATAGAACTTTGAGATTGACCAAGAGCAATTTGAGGTAACATTTTTGAATAACCTAATTGAGTTTGCTCTTTATATAATTTAGCCATATCTTTATAATTGTAAATTGTTGTTTGTAATATTTGCGCTCTAAAAGATAATTTTGCATTATTAAAAGGCTGTAATAAGAAATTTAAAAAATCTTCAAATTGAATAATTAAATTAAACATTGAAGCCTCATCATTTAAAATAGATTTCTCTAATGCAATATTTCCATCAGTATTAAATTGCATCTGAGAAACACCTGCTTCATTATAAACTGAACGCTCTACTCTCTCCAAATCATCTGTTGCGGTAGTAGTGGTGTTATCCGCCATATCCTCAACTTCAGTGTCCGCAAAAGTTGTTAATACATCAATACCAATAGCCTTAGCTAACATTCTCACTGCATTATTATGGATTTCCGCAGCCTCATCCATATCAAAAATAGGGTCTCCATTCTTATCCAATGGCAATTTTTGAATTATTATTTTTAATAATTTCTGTTGAAGTATTTTCTTATCTAATGCTTGAGCATCATTTAAGTCAATAATTTGTGGAATTACAGATATAAATAAAGGAGTATCTTCTCCATTTATATTAAATTTTACTGTAGAACCTATATCCAATAGATACCAACCATTAGTGTCTCCAGCAAAATCAGGTTTTAATTTACCTTGTTTATATAATCTATAACCTTTTTTAAATTCATCTGGAAACAGTTTCAACATTTTAGTTTTTGTTTCTGTATCTCTAAATTGTTCATCAAAGAATTTCATATTAAATTCTATCGCGGGGCGCCCATTTACAGAAAAACGGCTTCTGCAATAAGAAGGGGGGAGTTCTTGAAGAATAACTTTTCCATTCTGAGGAACAAGGTATCCATAATAACAACCATTTTTTAAAACTTTTAAAGCAATCTCTCCAAAATATTTTTTTATTCCAAAGCTATCTAAAAAATTCAAAGCCTTATAAAAATTATTTGTAATTTTTTTATTATCTATTTGAGTATTACTATTTACAATAGGAGTAATCATCCAATCATATCTATATAAATATGCCATATATCTACAAAGTCTTGAATAAATACCACTTGTTTTAAAGAAATAATTTGAGATGTCTCTCATTAATTTATAATCATTTCTTTCTATTGCTGTAATAACAGTTTTTTTATCTGCTAAGGTAGGGTTAGCTTTAGACAATGGACCTAATTCTAAAGTCGCATCCTCTAAAGTTTTTAATCCTACTTTTATTTTGGAAAAATCAAGCTCCGCCTTCTTTGATTTCTGAAGGTCTTTTATATATAACTCTCTTTCATCTATCAATGAAGTGTACCTAACCTTTCTAGATTAATAGCCTGCCGCAGTCATAATATAATCATAATTAACTCTTCCTTCATCATAATAAGGAATTATTACAAGTGGAATATTATGTTTCTTACAATATTCTCTTTTTTTCATATCATTATATTGTTGTTTACAGAGACCAGTATAACCTCCAAATTTACTTTTTGCTTCATAATGCTGTATTCCTTGATATTCAATTAAAAAGTCTAATTCTCCATTATCATCAAATACTGCAAAATCAAATCTTAAAGGGCGGCCGCTGCTACTTACTAAATCTTGAAAAATATATTCTTCAGAAAAACTAAGTTCAGCCTTTTCTAAAATTTCGTGTATTTTTATTTCTCCTCTTGAAGCTAACACACAACCACTCCTTTTCTATATATTTATTATAAAAATATAAATAAAAAATTTTTATATTTTTGCCCTATTCTTTTAGCTAAAGAACATGAAATCGCTTATACTATGTTTCTTTCTTCTCTTGTGTTTATCATCTTCTTGTTTTATATAATAAAGTCCATATTCAAAAGCACTAAATTTATCTTTCTTTATTCCTCTATTTGATTGTTTTAAGATAATGTTAATACCTTCATTTTCTTCTACGAGATTCAACATTTCTTCTCTTAAAATTGTTGTTAAAGTAAAAGGCTTTAAATAATCTGCTCGCTTATCAGTGTCCATAGTTTGACCTAATTTAGTTGTCATTAATTTAGCTTTTGCTTGTGCTTCATCTATTAAAAATTTTACTTTACCACTTGTCAATTGAGTTTGCGCATATGTGTGGGCTTCTGTATTAATTGGCGCATTTGCTTTAATTAAATACATAGCCTCTTGTTCTGTGTTTGGAGTCTTAAATTTTTTAAATTCTTGCTCCCATCCTTCATAAGTTGCACCTTGTACACCAAAATTAGGAAGAATATCTCCTGTTTCTGGGTCGATTTGGTCTGTTACCATAAAATCTACTAATCCAATACCAAGACCATTTGCATCAATAGCAATAGCTTTAGCTTTATATTTATAATAAAGTTTTTTAAGATTAATTGCTTGTATTCCAAAATGCTCTGCTTCTAAAGAATATATATTAACCAAAGTTTTTATCGAAGAACCTTGCGCTTGCGGAGTTACTTTAAATACACAGACTTCTGTAGTACATCCTTTACGACCTACATCCACTCCTAATACATAATATGCTGTTTTAGATGACCTTCCGCTAAATTCATATTCAGGCTGAAGTAAAACTCTATGTCTATCTATCTTTTCTGCTGAGAAGAACGCGTTTTCTGCATCTCCAGACCATTCAGATTCATACTCTCTAGCAAAAGAAGAGTCATTATAAGTTCCATCTAACTTTAATTCATCTATAAAACTTCTTTTTAATAGCTTTTCTTTTACAGGAATCCGCCACGTTCCACCTAAAACAATGGCTTCCTCAGGTTCAATAATTTGCTGGATTAGTAGCTGAATGAGCTTCTCGTACATTATTTTATTTAATTGGACTATGTCTTAATCTAAATATTTTTTAGATTCCTTGCGCTTCGAAAGTGTATTTCAACACAATCTACTCTACTCACTTCCATGATTTAACATGTGTTTTCGATAGTCTCTGAACCTTCCTCTAAAAGAGGCTTGGCACACCGTTACTATAAATAGCTTTCAGTGTTAGCAAGCAATTTGCTCACACCCCATTGATATGGGTTCACAAGGTTTTACTTCGCCTACGAACCTTTTCAGTCTAGCGAAGGAATTTTTCCAACCCGCAGTCGTAACATAGATTTGACTTTTGTTAACTGTCTCCGCTTCGTTTCTACTACCATCAGGCAAGCGCCGATCTACATTCATGGTAGGAATGATTACTTCATTAAGCTGGATTGGGTCTATTAATATAACCTCTTCCATTAATCCCCCAGTTGCACGCTTACCACGAGAACTTTGACTAGACGCAATAATATCTAATTTACTGCCATTTAAAAATAAATATTCTACCATATTTTTAGATGCTTTTGAAGCACCTCTTGCCCAATTTATTTCATTTTTTAAGCCCGGAATTAATTTACATAGCTCTTCTGCTTTTTCTCGCGCGATGCCCGCTGCCTGTTCTTTACCACCAGTTGTTACAAATAAATGACTACCCGGATATAAGATACATCTAAGCATAAGAATGAGAATTGATAAGAATGATTTTGAATACGCTCTTGGGAAAGTTGCGTAAGCATATCTATGTCTCATTACCGCACGTAAGAAAACTCTCTGATAGAAGAATAAATGAAAATTCTCTGGATTATCTCCACAAAGGAAATCTACAAATAAATCTGGATATTCGCGCCAAAAGGCAATATATTGTCTTAAAATAGGCATTTGCGCCCTTATACGTTCTTCAGATAAGCCAATTTTTTTATTCCCTTTTGTTTCTGAAAGGTCTAATAAATCTGCTAATGCCATATTTATTCTCCTTTCATTAACATTTTTTCGTCAGTTTCTTTTTGGCTATCCATTTCCTCAAAGAATTTTATAAAATCCTTATTTTGCATTTCTAAAACATCATCTCCATCTTCAATAGGAAGGTCGTCCTCCTGACTATTAACTTCTTTTTGAATTTGAATTTTCTTTAGAGAATCTTCTATTTGTTGACCAAAACCTAAATCTTGAGTAACTAATTTATGTAAATAATTATTCATATCTTTTAAGGTTATATCAACTATATCTTGAGGAATATCTGTTACATATTTTGGGATGAAGCCGCCTTCTCTTTCACACATAGCTACTAATTCACCAACAGAGTCAACATAATCACTCTTTTTCTCTTTATTCTGAGCGGCAGTAAATTTAGCGGATTTTCTTAATGATTCTTGAACTCTTGCCAACTTTTGAAATCCATCTATATCTCCTGCATCAATAGCCTGATTAGCTTTTAAATTAGTCTTACACAATAGAATAAGAGTATTAATAGTATCTGCATCTTGAATATCAAAAGACTTCGACATTTCATCATAATCTTTTTCAAGAGCAATCCAATCATTTGGACTATATAATCTTCCCCATTTCATAGCTAAATACATTTTATCCTCTTGCGTTAATGATTGTGCGGGATTGACCTCTTCTTCTGATAAAAAGTTTCCTTCATTATAGCGGTTATCTGCCCCTATGACATCTTTAGGCGCCGTTCCCGCAATCTCTTTATTTTGAGAAGCGGTGCTAGTATAAGTTTTGTATTCAGCCTCGGTGATTGTTCCTGCAGCGAACGCCGCCGCCAATTCTCTGTCTTGAGCTTCTCTTTTTTCTTTTAAAATAGCTTCAGTCTTTTTTTCTTTTTCTAAAAAAGATTCGGTATCCGCCCAAGAGTAATCCTTCCATTGTTTTAATTTCATTTTAGATAAATATTTACCAAATACTGACATACCATTCATCTTATAAGGGTCTTTCGCAAAAGCCTTATCTCTTAAAGCGTTCCATTCGCTGGGAACATAAGGAACATCCATTTCCTTTAATAGGTATGTAAAAGTATCCGGGTCAAAATTATCTATGTGCATAGTCATACACTTTTTACATAATGAAGGTTTATCTCCATTTTTATAAGTATAGAAATTACCTTCATCCATTTCTTTTCCGCATTTAGTACATACTATACTTGCCATGCTTTTTCCTCCTTTTTTAGATATAAAATAATCAGAGTCCTTTTTATCTATTTTTGTCCATATTTTTTATTTCTACAACTTTTACAAATACTATACCAGCCATCTTTAGAAGTTTTATTTTTTGAAAAAAACATATTATGCGCGAGCTTGATTTCTCCACAGCGAGAGCATCTTTTCCAGTGTCCGCGCTCTTTTTCAGTATAATACCAAACTAAATAATCTTCTTGCGCCTGTTTTGCAATTAATTTTGGAATTTTATTTCTCCAAAGAGATGAGATATGTTCAATAGAATGTTTGATTTGATATTTATTTAGAAGTAAATTTTGAATTTCGACATTTGTTTTTCCATCTATTTTATAAATTACTAAATCATAATAAAGAGGAAAATTTTCTTTTAAAGTTTTTTCTATTAACCCATCTAATTCTTCCATTAGATAGTAAGAGCTATTCCAATAGCGTCCTTCAGTATCTTCTTTTAATTTAGAA